CGGCCTTGGAGACCTTCCGGCGGGAGACGGTTCGGGCGTGGCTGCAGGCGCTGCGTCGCCGCAGTCAGCGCTCTCGTCTTTCGTGGGATCGCTTCGGGTCACTCACGGATCGCTGCATCCCCAGACCTCAGATCCTGCACCCGCACCCCGACGACCGTTTTTACGCCAAACACCCGAAGTAAGAGCCGTATGCGGTAATGCTGCCCGTACGGATCTGTGCGGGGGGCCGCCCGCAAGGGCGGTCCCTACCGCGACCACCGACGCGCGTTTTCGGACAGAATTCCGGTCGGTCCTTCAGTCTACGTGAGGGACTTGCAGCGGGCCCCAACCTCTGATATTCTGAACATGCGTTTAGGTAGGGGGCGGATGATCGGCCCGGAGCGTCGGTCCTCCAATTGCACGAGCCGGCGCACAACCGACGACCTAGAGCCTAGTTTCGCAAGCAGTAGTCGTTGGGCGCGGATCAAGTGAGACGCCGGGCGACGGCGGGCGAAGCTCTGAGACTCGAGTACCGATCTCACCAGGTTGGACGAGTGGCTCGCACCCTTCCGCCCACTCTTGCGAGGCCGCTCATGTTTGTCGGAGCCATCAATGCAGACCTCCGCAGCGTGCTCGCCGGCCTCGCCCCGGCCTGGCAGGGCCGCCCCATCTACGTTGGCTGCTCCGGCAATGCCACGATTGAACGCATCCTGGCGTCTCTGGGTGTGGGGGAGCTGCACGGCAACGACGTGTCCCTCTACTCCTGCGCCCTTGGCCACTACCTTGCCGGCCAGCCTTTCCACGTCACCGTCCGCGACAACCGCTACGCCTGGCTGGGGCCTTGGCTGGAACCCGGCATCCCCACGGTCGCCACGCTGCTCCTCTGCACGACCGCCTTCCAGTTCGCCGACCGGGACACGCCGTATCACCGGCGAATGTGGGACGCCTACACCGGCCGCTGGGCTCAGCTCCATGCCGAGACGTGTGAGAAAGTGAAGGCCGCCACAGAGGGTGTCCGGCTGCGGTCCTTCTACGCCGGGGATGTGGTCGACTTCCTCACCAACGCCCCCGAGGAGTCGGTGGTCATCAGCAGCCCCCCTACCTACCGCGGCGGTTATGAGCGGCTGTACAGGCAGCTGGACGCCGTGTTCGACTGGCCCAAGCCCGACTACCAACTCTTCACCGAGGAGCGGTTTGAGGCCCTCATCGACGTGATCCGCACGAAGCGCGTATGGGTGGTCAGCCGCGACCAACCCATCCCCACTCTGGACGGCTTCCAGGTGGCCCGCGTCCAGACCGGGATGCGCTCCAAGCCCGTGTACGTCTATTCCAACCAGCCCGGCGCCACCCTGACCGTGCCCCGGCAGAAGCTGGAAGCCGTGCCCTACCCGCGCGTCACCGACCGGGCCGAGCCGCCCCTGGCCCTGATCGACCTGACCCAGGGGCAGCTGAACACCCTGCGGAGCGAGTACCTCAACCCCCGCATCGCCCCTGCCGCCGCCACGGTGCGGTTCGCGGTCCTCGCCCACGGCCGGCTGGCCGGGGCGATGGCCTTCACCCTGTACTCGCGCTACGGCAACGACTGGTGCGACGCCTACCTGATGACCGACTTCGCCGTAAGCTCGGCCGTCCCCAAGCTCTCCAAGCTGGTGCTGGCAGCGACGCTCACCAAGGAGGTTCAGACGGTCCTGGAGCAGGCAGCGTGCGGCCGGGTGCAGACCATCGGCACCACGGCCTTTACCGATAAGCCGGTGTCGATGAAGTACCGGGGCGTGTACAGCCTGCATTCCCGCAAGGAGGGGCAGCTGAACTACGTCGGCACGGCCGGCAAGTGGACGTTGGAGGAGGCTTACCAGTGGTGGACCAAGAAGCAGACCTGTGCGGCCTGAACGGGCAGCTGGCCGCGCTCAACGAGTCCCTGGCACGCCTCGGCCAGCCCTACAAGCTGGCGGTGGTGCCCCTGGAGAAGCTCCAGCTTCTGGACAAGAACGCGCGCTTCATGCCGCACGAGATGTTCCAGAACCTGGTCAGCAACATCCAGCGGGACGGCGCCCTCAGCTCCGTGCCCTTCTGCTGGTTCGACGGCGAGGTCTACCACGTCCTCTCCGGCAACCACCGCGTCAAGGCCGCCCGCGAGGCTAAGCTGACCAGCCTCCTGATCCTCTACGACGACCGGCCCATGAGCCGGCAGGAGTTCGTGGCCAAGCAGCTGTCCCACAACGCCATCAGTGGCCAGGACGACCAGGCCGTGCTCCGCGAGCTGTGGAAAGAGATCGAGGACGTGGAGCTGAAATACTACGCCGGCCTCGACGACAAAACCCTCGACCAGCTGGCCGACGCCGCCGCCGGCTCGCTGTCCGAGGCCCGGCTGGACTTCAAGGTGGTGACGTTCCTCTTCCTGCCGGAGGAAGTGGACCGCCTCCGCGAAGCCTTCCAGAAGGCGGCCGAGACCGTGGTCGCCGACGAGGTCTTCGCCGCCCGGCTGGAGGACTTCGGCCGCACCCTGGAGGCGCTGGACAAGGCCAAGGCCTCCTTCGACATCCGGAACGCCGCGACCGCGCTGCTGCTGGTGCTGGACGTGTTCGAGAGCCACCAGGACGACCTGGCGAAGGGCTGGCTGAGAGACAACCTGGAACTCAAGCACAAGAATAAGGTGCCCATCGCCAGTGTGCTGGGCACGGACAAGATCCCGTCCGCGGTGGCCTGGAAGCTCCGGCAGGTCGCCGAGCGGGTCAAGACCGCCGAGAAGATCGAAGGCAGCGACCTCAGCCGGGCTCTGGAGGTCCTGGTTGACAACTACATCCGCAACCCGAGGTAAGACGCCGCCGGACAAGGGGTTGGGGAGGGAAACGCCCGAACAGGGTGGTTGCAGGTGGGGAGTTGCAATGCCCAAGGTGCCGCCGGAGCTGACGAGGCAGCGGGAGGAGCTGGCCTGGGAGCTGGCCGCCAAGGGGCTCAGCGACGCCAAGATCGCCGCCGAGATCGACAAGGCCGGGCTGGGGGAGATCACCCACCAAGGCGTCAACAAGATGCTCCGGCGCGTCGAGGCGCGCTTCTTCCGCGAGATGACCGAGCGCATCGCTGGCGTCAAGGCCAGCCAGACCAAGGCCCTGATGACCGTGTACCGCGAGGCCATGGACGCCTGGGAGCGGTCCAAGCAGACCGCCAAGACCCTCACCAAGCAGGTGGGCGGCGCCGGCCCCGGCCCCGGCGGCGTGGAGCGGGTCACGACGCAGTTAAGGGATCAAGACGGGGACCCGCGCTTCCTGACCGAGGCGCGCGCGGCCCTGGCGGAGGTCCGTAAGATCTGGGGCGCCGACGCCCCCGAGAAGAAGAAGCTGCTGGGGGACCGCGACGAGCCGCTCGGCGGCCCCCAGGTAACCATCTACCTGCCCCGCAAGGAAGGGGAGCCGGTGACGGTGGCGAAGGACGCGGCGCCAGTGCCGGTGGTGTTCGTGCCGCCGACGGGCGCGGCGACCAAGGAGCCTGCCGATGAAGACGACCAGCGTTGAGGACATCCACCTGCGCCCCCAGCCCGGACCGCAGGAGCACTTCCTGTCGAGCTCGGCCGACATCGCCATTTACGGCGGCAGTGCGGGGGGAGGCAAAACCTATGCCCTGATGATGGAGCCCTTGTACCACAAGGACGTGCCGGGCTTCGGGGCGGTGATCTTCCGCAAGTCGTACAAGGAGATCACCAACCAGGGCGGCATGTGGGACGAGGCGGCCAAGCTCTACGCCCCGCAGCGGGCGGTGCCGAACCGCACGGACCTGTACTGGCAGTTCCCCTCCGGCGTGAAGGTGAAGTTCGCCCACCTCCAGCACGAGGGCGAGGTGTTCGCCTGGCATGGCGCGCAGGTCCCGTTGATCTGCTTCGACGAGCTGACCAGCTTCAGCGAGCACGCGTTCTTCTACCTGCTGTCGCGCAACCGCTCGGTGTGCGGGGTGAAGCCGTACATGCGGGCGACCTGCAACCCGGACGCGGAGAGCTGGGTGGCCTGCTTCCTGGAGTGGTGGATCGACCCGCAAACCGGCTACCCAATCCCAGAGCGGGCCGGCGTCTGGCGCTGGTTCGTGCGCGTCGGCGACCGGCTGGTGTGGGCCGACCGCAAGGAGGACCTGGAGGGGCGCGGCCTGCCGAAGTCGGTGACGTTCATCCCGGCCTCAGTGTACGACAACCGGATCCTGATGGCGGCCGACCCGAACTACCTGGCCAACCTGCTGGCCCTGCCCACGGTGGAGCGGGAGCGGCTGCTGGGCGGCAACTGGAAGGTGAAGCCGGCGGCCGGGAAAATCTTCAACCGGGGGTGGTTTGAGACGGTTCCTGATGAGTTTTGACAACCAAGTTCGGTAGGTGCGTATAATGGTATATCGGAACCAGAGAGGAGATTCTCGATGTACCAACGCCGTACCCTGGCGC